TGTGTGTTTTTTTTTTTTTTTTTTTTTGGAAGTGCCCATGGGGGGGCACTAGTGTTTTTTAAAAGTTATTAAGTGGAATGCAAATTCTCTCATAGTGTACTCCTTCATCTTCTTCACTGGTAAGTCCCACCCTGCATATCTAACCTTGGAAGCCATCTCCTTTGGAATCGTCATCTCCATTTCTGCTAATGGATAGCATGATTGATACAGCATAAAGAACTTTCTAAATTCTGCATCATTAACGCCTCCCAAAAACATGTAAGCAATGATTCTTGAAAAACTTGTCTCTAAATTCTTCACATCATTCTCTGGATGTAACGCCAGGTTAAACCACTCAAAACTAGGTCTCGTCAAGAAACCGTTCTTGAAATCGTACCCTAAGAAATCACCCCCTGTGAATAGGGCTGACCTAACCTTGGTCTTCTTTCGGTTCAACTTCATAAAAAACACATCCTTCACAATCTTCTCCCATACTTGGATTCTAGGTCGCTGGGAAAGGATAAGACGAACGTCATCACCTAACGTTTCCTCCTTACTTACAGCACAACCGGTAACAGCAGCACAGTATTCTCCAATGATTAAAGCAATGATCGAATCAATTAACTGTGTAAAGCCACTACCTGAAGGTACGCCGCCATCCTTCCACATGAAATTTCCCCCGGGCGTCATAACGGGAGTGTACGTAAAGTACTCTTTCACGTGTTGGTACACCCTTCTCCAACGTTTCGATTGCGAAGGTGAAACACGACTTCCTTTATAATGATCGAAGTCTATCAACTCTTCAACCATATCAAAGGCGAACTCAATGACTTCAGCTTGGATAGTTGTATCAAAGGAATCAAAATCAAGAAGCACATTAGCCATCTGCTTACTGTGCTGCTTGAGAGAATCCCTTGCCAACCTTGGAATAACATTCTCCCCAAAGTACAAAAAACTGTCTTCATCTTTCTTAAGTTTGTCATAAATTGGGCCAACGAACATTTGTTCAAGTAGAGCCTTTTCGGCGGGAAAGACGAAAATGACTCGACGTTTAGGGTTATCCTTCTTTCGGATATGCCCACGTGTACCAATTGTACATGGCACCGTCGCAATCTT